TGCACAGAGACCATCAACTAGTACACGTACTTGTTTACGATGCAGAAAAGATACGGGACATCCTTATGCGTGACGGCATGGATGCTGAGCAAGCCCGCGAGTTTATTGAGTTCAACATTGAGGGTGGCTACTTAGGCCCAGAGACACCCGTGTTAGTGTGGCCGAATGATCTTTGGATGGATGAGTTTGATGAAGAGTAATTTTGTAAACAACCACTTGTCAATTGGTAGCGAACAACCAGTACACAAGGCTAAGTTATGCAACAAATGTGAAGAGATGCGACTGCCGGAAGGCGGCGTACAGATGAACCCCTCACGATGGATTTGTGCCTCGTGTTGGACTAACCGCGTCACCGGACGCAACCTTAAACAAGCAAAGAAAGAACGCAATGACTGATAGCGCTGACAATATGCAGGTGGGTGGAGCCCACTACAAAGATATGCCCATTCAACCATGGGCTGTGATGGAAGCCGTGATGACGCCCGAGGAGTTCCGTGGGTTTCTCAAAGGCAACATCATTAAGTACTCCATGCGTGCCGGACGTAAGGAAGGTAGCGACGACGCAGGTAAAGCGATGCACTACATGCACAAGCTAGCCGAGTTCAACGATGCGCAAGCGAAGTAGATACCGACCAAGGCCAGTGTTAGTAAACACAATGGGTTACGTGATGGAAAGCATGACGCCCATTGCCGCTATGGATAAGTACTTCATCGAGCTCAAGATCAAGAATCATCTAGCGTTGACTCGGCTGACAAAGGGTGAAGCTGATCGCACAGACATAGACACTTTGATCGCGTCAACTAACGTCACTGAAGCCTTGTATAGATTAGGTTTTGGTCGAGAGTATGGTGACGTAGTAAAGGATGGTCTAGATGCACTTCGTGATGTAGGTAGACGAGGCGTCGAGACCGGTAGATTTATTTTGAAATCTGTTGAGATGAACGCATTGAATCTTGTCATGGAATTGCATGATGCGCAGCTAGAGATCATCACACTACGCGACATGGAAAAAGCCATTGAACTTGTGAAGGAAGAGTTTCGTCAACGAAAAATGAGACCTATTGTGGAGACTAAAAAATGAATGACGAAGAACTGCGAAAACTTGTTGATGCTTTAGCACTTCAAGCCGTTGGGTGGTTTACAGAAGCTGAGCAGAAACAACAAATTGAAGCTCGGCAGACTATCGCCAAGAGGGTTACGTTTCTGCGGAAAGAAAGTGAAATTGCTTTGCTAGAAGAACGACTTGCACAACTTAAGGAAAACACATGATACACACTGAAGAAGACGATGAGTTCGAGCGCATTGCGCATGAAGCCGAACTAAAGAAAGGACAGCCTTATCACTTTGATATTTTTGTTTCTCCATCACAGCGCAACCAAGTGTTAGAAGAGGTTGCCAAAGAGTTTGAGACTATGAAAGCGTTCGGTGATACCGCGCACAGCTTCGCAGCATTTGTAAGAGGAATGAAGAAATGACTGATACACGAATGGAAAACGCCATGAAGTTGGCTGAGAAATGTTGGAGCAAGGCTATGGCTAAAGAGCCTGAGTTTGTTGAGAAATACCTAGAGCTTGCTGAGCAACTACTCTGTACAAAGCCAGTTGTACTTGGCGATGAGTTCCGTGAGTACTGCGCCAAACACAAACTACGGAGACCCGCTAGCCTGCATCCAAACGTGTGGGTGTCGGGCGTGCGTGCGCTTAAAACTATTGGGTGGATTTCCCATGCAGGTTACACAGCCCCAACTAAATCACATAACCATATGCCGTCAGTATCAATGTGGAACAGCATGATTTTTAGTAGTAGATGGGCAACACCATGATCCTAGTAGACACTGAAATTGAGCGACGCCGTTGCGCGGCCATTGTGCGCAGATCAATCGTACGCAACAAGAACAACATCATGCATGTGCAGATACTTAAGCGTGTGCTTGAGAAAATCGTTAACCCAAGGAAACCAAAATGCCAACCCACTGGCGACTAACTAAGAAAGCGAAACGAATCATGTCAATACTTGGCACACTTACTAACTCAATCATGGGCTCAAATACAAGTAGCGGTGCACAGGGAGCCATTGCGACCAACAGTAACATCACATCAGGGTTACTTGTAAATAACCCACAACTTACACAGGGTCAGGCGTGGAACGCAGCGCGACAAAACTCGATGATGAACTCTTACCCATACGAGGTGACATCAGAGAGGTTGCTTAACATCATTGTTAAGCAAGTTGAGAACGGCTATATAATTCAAGTTGGTAACAGGCAACACGTTGCAAGTGACCTCAAAGAAATTACTGACTTACTAACTAACAGAGTTGCGGCGACGTTGCTCGAATGGAATCCCTAATGGACATACTCACTGTAGATATTGAGACGTACTACGATGCGGCATTTAGTTTGTCAAAGATGCAGACTGATGCGTACATCATGGACGATCGTTTTGAATTCATCGGCGTTTGTGTTGCACGCAATGCGGAGCCGCCCGTGTGGTTCAGTGGTGACGAGGGCGAGATCGCTGAGTGGATGCACGCCAACTACGACTGGGCTAACTCTGCTGTGCGGTGCCACAACACTTTGTTCGACGGCTACGCGCTGACGCAACGACTCGGGATACGACCGCGGCTGTGGATGGACACACTCTCACAAGCCCGCATGCTCTACCCTTACTTAACTTCACACTCACTTGCTAACTTAACTAAATTCTTCGGGTTCCCTGACAAGGGCACTGAAGTAATTAAAGCGATGGGCATGCGTCGTGCTGACTTTAATCCCATGGGATTAGAGGCGTATGCAGATTATTGCAAGCATGACACGTGGCTATGCCGTGCGATGGGTGAGAAGATGGATGCGTTCACGCCGCCACTGGAAGCCCGCCTGATCGACATGACTGTGCGTATGTTTACTGAGCCCTTGCTCGTTGGTGACGTGCCAAAGATGGAGCAGTTGTACAAGGACGAGGTAGCCCGCAAGGAAGCACTGATGCGCTCACTGGTTGTCGGCAAGGAAACGCTGATGTCCAATGACAAGTTCGCTGAACAGCTCGAGCTGCTCGGTGTGCCCGCCCCCAAAAAGATCAGTGCTACGACAGGCAAGGAAACGTTTGCGTTCGCTAAGAGTGACAAGGACTTCACTGACTTGCTCGACCATGAGAACTCCAACGTGCAAGCACTTGTGGCTGCACGCCTTGGTGTTAAGACAACCATCGCTGAGACTCGTGCGCTCAAGTTCGTGGATACTGCAAAGCGTGGCCCACTGCCGGTGTACCTCAACTTCTGGGGTGCTAAGACCACTGGCCGGTACTCAGGCGGCAACAGCATCAACTGGCAGAACATCCCTGCGCGTGGCCCGTCCGCGGGTCTGCGTAATGCCTTGCTTGCTCCCGAGGGACACACTGTGCTCGTCGGTGACTCGTCCAACATCGAGCTCCGCACTGTGATGGCTTTGGCCGGACAAGATGACGTGGTAGAGAAGTTGGCCAACGGCGTTGACTTGTACTGCGACTTTGCGTCTAAGCTTTTTGGTCGTGACATTACCAAGGCTGACAAGGCTGAGCGTTTCCTCGGCAAGACCGCTATGCTTGGCCTGCAGTACGGTGCCGGTGCTCAGCGATTCCAAGAGATGGTGCGTATCGCGGCTCGTAGCGATCCGGGCGTGCAAGTCATCGACCTGAACCGTGCGTACGATATTGTGAATCTGTACCGCTCAGTGCACCACAAAGTTGTTGACCTGTGGGGTAGGTGTCAGCAGGTTATCCTGCCCGACATCGCCAACGGATGTAGCCTTATCAACGTGGACGTTAACGGGTGGTTTATCACGCAGAAGGATGGCTTTGGCCGTCCGGGTGAGCCCGGGGTGATGTACCACGACCTGAAGTTCGACGGCAAGGAATGGTCGTACCTGATGGGAAAACAACGGGTGCGTATATTCGGCCCGAAAGTTGTAGAAAATTTATCACAACATGCTGCAATGCGCATCGTTATGTGGCAAACTGCACGTATTAACCAACGGTATCCCGTGAAGCTGTCAGTCCATGACGAAGCAGTCTGCGTGGTACCAAATGAAGAACTTACTGAAGCTCGTGCCTATATGGAAGAGTGCCTGTCTCTGACACCCAAGTGGTGCCGGAGCATTCCCGTATCTTGTGAGACGGGTATTGGCCCCTCGTATGGGGACGCTAAATAGGAAACTTATGTCACAACCAATGCCACTGTCGTTTAGTCGTTTATCAACCTTTGAAACATGCGAGGCCCAGTTCGATTACTTGTACGTATCCAAACGCGTACTCAACACATCGAACGAGGCATCCGAATATGGTGACCGTGTTCACAAGTTGCTAGAGGCTAAAGGCCGTGGTGTGCTTGACCTAGATTCACTGTCCATAGAAGGACGCAAGACACTTGACCAATGGGGTAGCGTTGTTGACGTCATCATGAAACGCCCGGGCGAGAAATTGTTCGAGCATCAGATGGCTGTCAATGCAGACCTGCAACCCGTCGACTGGTTCGCCAAGGATGTGTGGATCAGATCGATCGCTGACGTACTCGTTGTGGATGGTGACACTGCATACTGCCTTGACTACAAGACTGGCAAAGTAAAAGACAACCCAACACAGTTGCAGTTGTTTGCGGCCATGGTGTTCTGGCACTACCCTGAAGTGACAAAGGTCAAGACGTCATTCATCTGGCTCAAGTTCAACGAGACAACAAACGCTATCTATGAGCGCAGGTTCTTGGACTCCATGTGGCGGGCACTGAAGCCTCGGTTCACCAAGGTACAAGACGTGATTGAACTTGGTGTGTTTAAAACAAAACCCTCGGGCTTATGCCCATGGTGCGCGGCAAAAGACATTTGCCCTGACGCACGACTGAAAGGTAAACGATGAAGAATGAAGGCGATGTTAAAAAGATTGTCAAAAATGTACTCAATGATTCAGAGTACTGTTGGTGGTTTATGCCAGCTGCTAATGGCTTTGGTCGGTCTGGCATTCCTGACTTTATTGGCTGTGTTAATGGTTCTATGTTTGCTGTTGAGACCAAGTTCGGTAAGGGCACTACTACAGCCCACCAAGAGAGGGAGATCGCTGCGCTAATACGTAGCGGTGCGAAGGTATGGATCGTCCGTGAGACGTCCGTCGATGTATGGGAAATTGAGTTCAAAGCTTGGGTCGCACTGACATGCTTGTAATACCTGACAAACGTAAGATCATCATTAACAGCAATGAGAATGCCACTGTGCAGTCTGTGATGCCGCACGCCAAGCAGTTCACCCATGATGGTGAGTCGATGCTTGCTGTGCCGTATGGTGTGGACGAGTCAATCGTGTTGAAGAACTTGGGCTTTAGTGTTCCTGCTCCCATCATGCATTACTACAACTGGCCTGCTCGGTTTACACCGATGGATCACCAGAAGGACACTGCCGCATTTCTCACAACACATAAGCGTGCCCTGTGCCTTAACGCACCGGGTACTGGCAAGTCCATCAGCTCGATCTGGGCCGCGGACTTCTTGCTTGACGAAGGTGTTGCGAAAAAGATTCTGATCGTCGCGCCCTTGTCGACGCTGACTGTTGTATGGGGAAG